GCGATAACGTCTGTGATTAAAGATACGCTGTCACCCATTGCTGAGTAGTCTTGTGCTAGTTCTTCTGTTGTTCTTGCCATGATTATTATCCTTCTAGAGTTGTAATTCGTGCGGTGAGTTCTTGGATTGCTTTAACAAGTATGGGTATTAGTGCTGCTTCTGCTACTTCCTGAGAGCCATCTTCTCTATCGTCCCAAAGTCTAAAGCCGTCCTTCAATCCACTATCAGCATCAATAGCTGTTTTAACTTCTTGGGCTATAAAGCCGTGGTTGGTCTGAGTGTTCTTAAATACTTCGGTGGAGTCAGCTTCATAGGCGCTGAAGGTTTCTGGCAGTTCACCAAGGGTCTTGTAGTTCCAAGTCCGCGGCCGTAGAGCATTGATAAAGCTAAGACCTGTGGTAGCGTCTGTAATGTCTTTTTTGTAGCGTTCATCTGAGACTGTGGCCCAAGTTACGTTACCGTGTGCGGCTCTGATGTCTGAAGAGCCATAGCCTAAAGTTGTGTATCCTGCCTCTCCTCCTGCGTTATAACCAACTACGTTTGCGCCATCACTTGTGGCAGACGTTCCATGACTATGTGCGCCTAGAAAAGTGTTAAAAGACCCTGATGTTGTACTTATTGTAGAGTTACCAGAACTTCTACCAAGGAATACGTTATCTTCGGCATCCGTGACCAGCTTACCTGCTGCAACGCCCACTCCAACATTGTCAAAACCTGTAGTGGATGAGAATAAAGCGTCTCCACCAACAGCAGTGTTGCTGTTTCCCGTAGCGTTTGTTTTTAAAGCATTATGTCCGATTGCTGTATTACTAGCAGCCGAAGTCATTGCAGCACCTGCACTATCCCCAACAACAGTGTTTTGATCGCCTGTTAAAGCAGCCCCGTTCGTACCTTGACCAATGATTACATTTTGATCACCTGTGGTAACACCGCCACCCGCGTTGACTCCCATGATTACATTGTAAGAACCAGTAGTGACCGCATTACCGGCAAGGCCACCCACGATGGTATTCTGAACGCCTGTGGTGACTAACTCACCTGCGCCATAGCCTACGGCTACGTTGTATGCGTCAGTAGTCGAAGTAAAGTTTTGTATTTGTAAAGCGGCTCGCCCAATAGCCACGTTTCTGTCGCCTTTGGTATCAGCACTAAGAGCATGGGTGCCTACTGCAACATTGCTATTTCCGACTGTAAGAGCGTCACCTGTGAGACTACCGATAAGGGTGTTTTCATCGCCTGTGGTGACTGATAGACCTGCGTTTTTACCGACTGCTACGTTGTTAGATGCGGTGGTATTATTTCCAAGAGCAGAAAACCCAACTGCTGTGTTATCTGCGCCAGTTGTATTGTCATAAAGCGTATAAGAACCCAGACTCGTGTTGTTATCTGGTGTAGTGGTTAGCCTTTGCGACTGATAGCCTATCGCTACGTTGAAGTCTCCAGTGGTGGCATCGTTTAACGCCTCAACACCTAAAGCACTATTGCCTGTGCCTGTGGTGTTTGTGGCTAAAACCCCTTGACCAAATGCTGTGTTTTGATTAGCTGTGGTATTAGAGTCTAAAGCTCCTGCTCCTACAGCAGTGTTTGAGTCACCTGTGGTATTTGCGCCTAATGAATTAAGACCCACTCCTGTATTACTACCGCCTGTAGTGTTAGATTCAAGGGCGCTTTTACCCATTGCTGAGTTACTTGCGCCTGTAGTGTTTGCTTGTAAACAATCATATCCAACTGCTACGTTGTTGCCCGCAGTTGTATTTGCAGCAAGTGCATCTTTACCAATGGCTACATTGTTAGAACCTGTAGTGTTATCTTGTAAAGAATTATGCCCAACTGCTGTATTTGAAGCACCTGTGGTATTTAATCCTAAAGAAGAAGAACCCAATCCTGTGTTAAAACTTGCCGTTGTGTTAGCTGAGAGTGCAAACTCCCCAAGAGCAGTATTTCTTGCTCCTGTAGTATTAGCATCTAAAGTATTAACACCTATTGCAGTATTAAGAGCGCCTGTGGTGTTTGCTACTAAAGCAAAATGACCAACTGCTGTGTTGTTGTCTGCGGTTGTATTAGCATTTAAAGCTGCTCTACCAACACCTGTATTAGAAGCTCCTGTTGTGTTTGCTTGTAAAGCAGCAGAACCCAAAGCCGTATTGTTAGCAGCGGTGGTGTTTGCTACTAAAGCAGACTCACCCACTCCTACATTATCTACACCTGTGGTATTGGCTGCTAAAGAACTCTTACCAACCGCAACATTTCTTGTGCCTGTGGTGTTGCCCGTTAGAGCCGCTTGGCCCATTGCGGTGTTGTTAGCTCCAGTACTATTAGTAGCAAGAGCATAGTCTCCAAATGCAGAGTTTGAAGCGCCTGTGGTATTAGTCGATCCTGCGTGTGTACCCATAGCAGTGTTATAACTACCAGTGGTCGTAGCGTCTAAAGCATTAGCACCGACTGCGGTGTTTCTTGTGCCTGTGGTGTTTGCGGCTAAAGCTAAAGAACCCACTGCTGTGTTGAAATCGGCTGTTGTATTTGCGCCTAAAGCATTATTACCTATTCCCGTGTTTTGAGCGCCTGAGGTGCTTGCGTCTAAAGATGCATAGCCCACTCCTGTATTGAAGCTTCCGGTATTCACGGTTAAAACATCGTTTCCTACAGCTACATTTTGTGTTCCAGTTGTTACAGTTGATAACGCATTTGCACCAACAGCAGTATTAAGTCCAGTTGTGTTTAACTCTAAAGCATCTTTACCTACCGCTGTAACACCATCTCCTGTATTAGCACTTAAAGCATTATATCCAACAGCAGTATTAGCTGCACCAGTTTGGTTTGCATCTAAAGCTAAAGTACCAATAGCGACATTTAATGAGCCAGTGGTGTTTGCGGTTAAAGCTGCATAACCAACTGCTGTGTTGTTAGATGCTGTGGTATTAGCGTCTAAAGAAGCATAGCCTACCGCTGTATTGTTATCACCCGTAGTAATCGCAGTGCCTGCCTCATCGCCCACGACAGTATTGTAGTTACCCCCGCTTGCGATGGAGTTACCTGCGTTGACACCTGCGCGGAAGTTACTTGTGCCTGCTGATGCCGTGATAATGTCTGCACCATCTGCAAAGGTTACATCGGCTGCAAAGTTTGTTGCACCGTCAACATCTAAAACGTCTAGGTTAGTAGTGCCGTCAATATCTATATCGCCTGAAATGTCTAAGGAAGCACCTGTTAAGACTCCTGCAACAGTAAGCGTAGAAGCCATATCAACCGCACCGTCAATGTCAACAACGTCAAGGTTGGTAGTTCCGTCAATATCTACGTTACCTGAGATGTCTAAGGACGCAGCGATTATCTCACCGCTTGCATTGATAGCTCCGTTAATATCAATCGTAGTTGCAGCTATTTGAATTTCTGTGTCTGCAACAATATCAAGCTGACCATCAGCACTAGAGTTTATGTAGATTGCTGAGTCTCTGAACTGGACTTTTTTATCAGTGCCAAGAGTAGAATCAGCATTAGAAGCAAAGCCACCATTAAACACAGTAGCAGCGGTTGTGGTTAGTACGCCTGTAACGAGTGCAGTGGTCGCCATGTTTACAGCACCATCAATGTCAACAACATCTAAGTTAGTAGTGCCGTCTACATCTAAATCGCCATTAAAATCTACGTTGCCTGCAACTGCAAGCGTTGTAGCCATGTCAACAGCGCCATCAATATCAACAACATCAAGGTTTGTTGTGCCGTCTACGTCTATATCTCCAGAAATGTCTAAAGAAGAAGCAGTCAACACACCCGTAACACCAAGTGTACCTGCAATGGTTGCGTTCACATCTACATCTAGTGTATCTATGTGTGCTGTACCATCTAAGTAAAGATCACGCCACTCTTGTCCAGAGCTTCCAAGATCAAATGCACTGTCAGTGTTAGGGATAATATTACTATTTACATCTGCACCGAATACAACATTATCACTTGCTGCGTCACCTAGAGTAAGCGTACCGCCATTAAGTGTTGTAGTACCAGTGACTACAAGAGTTCCACCGATAGTTGTGTTGCCTGTTATACCTAGTGTGCCGCCAACAGTTGTGTTGCCTGTTACGCCTAGAGTGCCTGCAATGGTTGCGTTAGCATCTACGTCTAGTGTATCTACATGGATAGTTCCATCAAAGAAGCCGTCCTTAAACTCTAAAGAGCTAGTACCTAAGTCAATGTCTGAATCAGTTACAGGAACAATTGCACCGTCTTGGATGCGAATCTGTTCTACTGCTGCACTGCTTACCTGTACAAAAAATCCCCAACGGTTGTTAGTGGTATCGACTACAAGCTTGTTTAAGAAATCTTGATCGCCAATAATTTCAATGTTACCACCTTCTCCTGCTCCACCGTCATGTTGGTGTCCGGTAGTTCCAGTAGAAGTGTATGCAAACGCAGATACAAGTTTATTGTATTCGTCATTAAAAAGTGCAGCGGTGATTGTATCGCCATCTGTAAGTGTGCTTTGTCTAGTATAACTTGATCCTGCCATGTCTGGTTATCTCCTGCCTGATGGGACGTAATCAACGTACAAGCCGTTAATTGCATAGGGTGCGTTTTGGTCATCACTGGTAATTCTAAAGTTTGTTACGTGTCCACTTCCTTCTACTGCTTGTCTAAACATTGGATCTTTACTGCCGCCAAATGTTGCTGCTGCAAACGCTACGTTTCCAAAAGAAGAAGGAATTGGAATTCCTACTACGGGATATGGTGCAGGTTGAGGAATGTCTAAGTCTTCGTAGTCATATCGAAGTCTTAGAAACGGGAGTATCTCGCCTTCAGGAGACACAGATATTTTAACGTAGTACAAAGTCTTTCGAGTTCCGATGTCTCCAAAATCATAATTGGGTGTGCTATATTTTGCTGAAATATTAAAAGCTGTTCCATCATCAGAAAATGCATTGCCTGAGTCATGGTTATAAACATAGCCTTTGCTATCTCCGTGAAATGTTTTTTCCACGCCATCTTTGTTAAAGCCCGATGTTAGACCTGTTGCTTGTATTCCTTTTGTTTCAGACCATTCAAAACCGTTAGGTGTTAATGTTCCTATAATTCCAAGCGCAATAGACGAAGCACCACCAACCTGACTAAAAAATAATCTGTATTGTGATTTGCTTCGGAGTACTGTACTAGCAAGCGTAAAAGTATTTACAGACTTTGCAAGTGTAGATATTACAGACTGTATCTGCCGACTTACTGATCCTAATTCAACGTCACCAATACGTGCTGTACCTGCTACTGAACGTATGCCATCCGGTGAAAGAAACACCAAGTCACCGCCAATCTCTTGGATGCTATGTGAACTCAAGCAACCTACGTTTTTAGTAACTGGAACAATTGCAATGTTAGAAGAACTAGTAATGTTGATAAGCTTGTGTATGCTATTGCGACAAAAGATAATTAAGTCATCACGAAAACTTTTGATGCCTACTACTTGGTCTGGCAATAAGATGCTGCCTGCACCTGAACCAGAAAAACTAGATGGATCAAGTGTTGAGCTATAAAAGATTGTGTTCTTTGCGGTTGGTGCGCCTGCTACAACTAAGTGATTATTGTGTATAGCGCATGTGGTCGGTGCTGTTGTTCCGCTAACAGTTACTTCTTCTGCAAAAAATGTACGGTTAGCTAAAGTTCCTGTTCCTGTCATTTTAAAAAGAAAAGGCTTATTAACTCCGTCAGTAATAACAACTGAGCCGTAATCGGTGTTTCCTTCAAATACTGCAAAAGATGTTTGAGCTTGTGCAGTTCTATCGTCTGCACTGCGGCCTGAAAAAGTTGAGAAGTCATCTCCCCCACTTGCAACGCTTGCTTTGTTAATCTGTAACCAAGTAGTTTCGCCATCTTGACTAAAGAAAATTCCAACGCCACTACAAATAATTACTCCGTCTGCATATACTTGCACACCAAGAATACGATTACCACCGTTAGGTCGAGTATCACCAAAAGCTGCGTAACCATTTATACGTCTGTACCCGCCATCTGGATTAACTTCAAAGTTTAATAACTCTGTAGCAACTCCGGGCTGTGCGAGCATTTCAAGTTGATTAAGGTTAGTATTTAAACCACCTCTGCATGAAATACCAAAGGGTTGTGAAGCAGCCATTAAACGAACCTCATCCGGTCATCTTTAATATCCGCAGGTACTGGCTCAATAAGATTAGAGCGCATGCTGCGTAAACCTTTTCTATAATCTTCTAGTGCAAAAGCTGCTGCTTGCGGGTTATCTTTAAACTGCCAGATGTAGTACCTAGCTCTAGCTTGTAGAACGCCCGTATACAAATCTGGAAAAACTATAGTGTCTCCGTGTCCAGAGAGTCTTGAAGGAAGATCCCAAGCGTAGAACCAGACGCGGTAGACCTTGTCAGGAATGGGACTGAGTCCAAATTTGCGAGAGTCAGGGCTACGTATAACAGCGTTAGGTACACCAAATTGTTGAGAGTCTGCATCATCTAAGTTCTCCGAAATTCTGCGAAAGTCTTTCCAAGCTTCTATAGTCATAAAGCGTAAGTTTCTAGCTACATAAGGAGCTACTTCACCTGAGACACCTACGGTGGTCATGTAGAAGTTGTCCCAGTCTATTGAACTAAAATCCGTTGTGATGTTTGAACTAGCGGGTTTTAGTTCATAAAATCTTGTGCCTGCAACAGTCTCAACATATACGTTGCCGTACATAGGATCTGTCTCACCACTTTCTGCCGAAGCTAGAAAAGGCCATTGTGGTTCTTCAGTTATAATATCAAAGTAAGCGCGGTTTACTGAGTCTTTGACATGTTGTTGAACACCTAACGCGGATGCGAAAGTTGTTGATGTAAGGGCAACTTCATTGAGTTCTCGTAGAAGCTCATTAGTTAATTCAAGGTAGGTTGTTGCCATAAATTATTGCGCCTTTGATTTAGTTTCAGTTTCTTTCTTTCCGAAAATAGCGTCCCAGTTATCTTCGTATTTCTTTTTATTCTCTGGCTTGTACCAGTTACCTGTGTCTCCAAGGATTCTTTTCTTGCTATTTCCTTTAATCATTACAGGCTTGTTGTCGCTTCCTACTAGTGGCATAAATACCTCTTATAAAGATCAGGGGGCTTTTACACCCCCATCTCTAGTTACTTACTTAGTCGATACCGTAGAACGCTGAAACCATTGCTTCAGGACGTAATACTTTAGCACCATATACGTGCAGACCACGACAGATGTCACCGAAGCTATCTGGATCACGGATGACCTCAGTGCTTGTGATAGTCTGTGCAGTTGCAGTGGAGCTAATGTGACCAGACAGTACTTGACCCGCAGCATTGCTTGGAGTAGCAATGTTGTTAGACTTGTACATGTCAAAGCCGCGTAGCTTGCCAGATGATACTAGACCGTTACGGATAGAGCCTTGGCCTGCGTTGAAGTCTACAGACATTAGCTTAGAGCTAGACTGAGACAACTGCTCGTAAAAGCTAGGTGGAGCCAAGAACCAACGACCTTCTTCTGGAATGCTTTGCTCGTCAAGAAGACGGGCCATGTACGCCATAAGATCAAGAGGATCATGCTCATTAGTTCCAAAACCAATATCCAAGTTACCAGTACCGTCAAAAGTTCCGGCGGCTAGGTCAGTAGCATTGTCGCTACCAAGGATGTGGTTAGGGCTAGAAGCTGAAACGCCCGCGATCATCTTCGCAATTACACCTGCGTCAAAAGCATCTTTCAATGCGTAAGCAGCAGAAGAAGCAGCAACTTCTTTAAAGTTAACGTGAGACATTGCAGTTTCAATATCATCAACGATGAATTTAAATGCGTTGGCTA